CGATTATGTTCATGCAGATTTGATAGATAGCGCAGACAAACTTCGCATGTTGCTTGATCCAACTTCTCATTATGTACAAGCTGCCGCTTGGGCCTTGGGAAGAGCAAAAGATCAAGAGATTATCGATAATGCTTTAGGAAATGCCTACGGCGGAGTCGATGGTGCTACTTCAGTGGCCATGGCCAATGCAAACAAAAGAGTTTGTCATGATGGTTCTACAACTGCGGGTGTAAACCTCAACGTAAGAACTTTACGTGAGTGTAAAGAATACTTTGATGCTAACGATGTTGATCCAAGCATCCCACGATTCTTCGCTTGTAGTGCTTCACAGATTTCATCTTTGCTAGGTGAAACTGAAGTAACTTCTTCAGACTACAACACAATTAAGGCACTAGTTCATGGTGAGATTGATACTTTCTTAGGTTTCAAGTTCATTCAACTTGAGCTTTTAAACACAACTGCCGCTAACACTACTTTCAATGTAAACGACGGTAGCGTTGGTGCTGGAACTGGAACTGCGGTAGCAGGTGCTAGACGTGCTTTTGCTTGGGCAATGGACGGACTTCTTCTATCTATGGGTCAAGACATTAAAGCAAGAGTGTCTGAGCGTGATGATAAAAACTATTCTATCCAAGCATATGTAGAGGGATCTTTCGGTAGTACTCGTATGGAGGAAAACAAGGTTCTTGAAGTAATCTGTGTAGAATAATTAATAATAGTTTTTATCAATAGGAGATAGTAATGACTGATTTTTATGGTGTTAATAATACGCTTTCTCAGCAAAACGTCCCGTCTGAAAAGATTGGCCCTGGCGAGCAATCTGGACGTTTAAGAGTCGCTTATGATTCTTATACTTTCAGTGCTGCCCTAACAACTTCCGATGCCCTTTATATGATGAAAATTCCAAAGGGTGCCCGAGTGATTGACGTGATCGTTGATTCAGACGATCTAGGTACTACTGGGGACTTGAACATCGGTTGGGAGGCGTCTCCCGAGTTAGATTCAAGTGGTAGTGCTGTGGAAGCTGCGGATGCGGACGGCTTTTTTGCCGCTCTTGACGTGAACGCCGCTGCGTTGGTTACTTCAATCAATAAGGTTGGCACTAGTACTGCGGGTTATTTGAAGAAATTCGATGCCGAGGTACAGGTTGTGATTGTTCCAAGTGAAAACACAACTGCCACGTCAGGCTCAATTGCACTGACTGTGCTTTACGTAGTAGAATAATTTTTTGGGGAGTGTATGCTCCCCCTTTTTATTAACTAGGGGACATACATGACCATTTCAAGAGTCTCAATTTGTAATTCAGCACTTTTGAAATTGGGTGCCGAGCGAATCACGGCACTCGATGGTTCTTCCAAGGAAGCTCGTATTTGTGAAGAGCAATACGAGAAAATGCGTGATCTTGTCCTTCAAGACCATCCTTGGAATTTTGCTTTAGTAAGAGTCGAATTAGCGTCCACTTCTAACACACCTGTTTTTGAATGGGATTATGAATTTCAATTACCCGTTGATTGTCTTCGAGTGATTCGGATGCAAGAGCGGGATTATGAATTTGTTGTGGAAGGCAAAAAGCTTTTAACCAACTATGACACTTGTAAAATCTTATACATTTCAAAAGTGGAATATGAAGCAAACTTCACTGCATACTTTGCTGAAGCTTTGGCAATGAGACTTGCAAGTGACCTTGCATATAACCTGATACAAAACCCTGGTCTTGCAGGTCAATTTTTAAATGAGTACAAGCAATTTATCCGAGACGCTCGCTCAATTGATGCGCAAGAGGGTACGCCGGAAAATGTTGAGGATAACAGTTATATACTTTCGAGGACGTAATGGCGAAATTTAATTATATTCAAAACGCATTCACGGCCGGGCAACTTTCGGAGAAAATGGTTGGTAGGAGTGACTTAGAAACTTACCAGCAGGGATTGCGTGAGATTCTTAATTGTTTTACATTGCGACAAGGCGGAGCTGGCCGACGGCCTGGTTTTAGATATATACATAACTCACTCACGGAAAAGACTCGCCTTATTCCCTTCGTTTTGTCGAAGACAGAGGCCTATCTTGTATGCCTTCGTAATGGCACGTCTACGGTTAACATCTATGATCAAGCGGGTGCGGCACAGACGGTTAATAACACCCTTGAAAGTGCTGCCGACATCTACGGATGGCAATACGTCCAGACAGGCGATGTTATGATTCTTTGTCACGATTCGAGTGACTACCAACCGAGAGCTATTCAAAGAGATTCGGGCACTGGACAATTTTCAATACTTTATATTTTTGATCCGTCTCAAGCGAACCGATTAACTGCCCCGGTGATAGGGTATGATCAACATTTACTACCAATGCTCGATGCAAACATTACCGCGACGACTATTACTCCTTCGGCGGCGTCGGGTACTGTGACTTTAACGGCGAGTACAAGCATTTTCACGAGTGATCATGTAGGTGCTTTTTTCAAACTTACGCAAGGTACGAGTGCCACGGGTATTGCCCGAGTGACGGCCTACACGAGCGGTACGCAAGTGACGGCAGTTACTATGACAAATTTTGCTTCCACGGCCGCGACGGATAACTGGGAAGAAAGTGCGTGGAGTGACCATCAAGGATGGCCAAAATCCGTAACACTTTTCGAATCAAGATTGATATTCGGGGGGAATAAATTAAACCCTGATACAGTTTGGGGTAGTAGGGTCGGAAACTTTTTTCATTTTATGGGGAAAGTTTTTGTACAAGATTTATCAACGGATGCTTCGGGATTAGATTTCTTTGGAAGTGTAACCGAGGATTTTCCGGTTTCTTTTACGATTGCCTCCCAAGAGGTTAACCCGATTCAATGGCTTTCGTCGGGAGCTACATTACAAATTGGAACACTAGGTGCTGAGTATATTGCTACTGGGGGTAGTGAGCGAATTCTTTCGGCCCTTAACGTGTCCTTTATTTTACAAACGTCTCACGGATCGAAGCCGCAACAACCGATTAGGGTTGGTACAAAATTATTATTCGTTTCACGGGATGGTAAGCGTTGGCGAAGTTTCCAATTTGATGATGAACAAAAAACCTATAATACAACGAACCTCAATTTAATTTCTGAAGGTATTTTAAATCATAATCTTGGCAACACGGACGAATGGTCGGATGTTGAGATTTTAGATTTTGCTTACCAAGAGTCGCGAGGGATTGTTTGGGTTATCACAAACAAAAACCAACTGGTCGCTTTAACCTTGGACGACGATGCTAAAACTGCGGCCTGGTCGGGACATACGATTGGGGGAGCGGATGTTAAAGTTCACGGCGTGGTTTCTATACCTAACACTGACGGTGCTTTTGACGATCTTTGGTGTGTTATTGAGCGTACGGTTAATTCATCTACCGTCTATTACCTAGAAAAGATGGGGCCGGATCTTGAGCATCCACTATTGAAAAACACAAGCACAAAAGACGACGATCAAGCATGGTTTTCTGATAGTGCTCTTCGTGTAACATTGCCAAGCGCGGTTACAAGTGCAGCGGCCAACATCACACCGGGCACAGACAATATTGCGGCCACAAACCATGGGCTTTTCAATGGTATGCGAGTCCAGGTAACAACGACGGGTACACTTCCCACGGGTATTAGTGCATCAACGGATTATTATGTCATAGTAGTTGATGCAAACAATTTTAAATTAGCAGAGACACGAAATTATGCAATCGCGGGTACACCTGTCCTTGACATAACTGCCACGGGCAGCGGTAATCATACTTACACGCCATTTGATTCTACGGTGTGGGAGGACTTCACTCATTTGGAGGGTGAAAGTGTTATCGTACTCGCAGACGGGTTTCATCATCCTCCTGTTACTGTTTCTAGCGGTAGCATTACCTTAAATGAAGCGGTAACGGAGGTAATCGTAGGCCTATCATATACATCAAGATTAAAAACCATGCCTTTGGAGGCGGGTAAAGATTTTGAGTCTTCGCAGGGACAGACTAAGCGAATTGATCAAGTGTTGGTTCGATTTTACAAAACATATGGTGCTAAAATTGGCAAGGATGAAAACACGCTTGATGAAATTTCCTTTCGAGACGGCGCGGCCGTATTGGACGATCCGCCGGTACTTTTCACGGGAGATAAGTTATACCGTTTACCTCAAACACCTGATAGGACTGCGCAGGTAGTGATTGAGCAAGATAATCCGCTACCTTTTACGGTTTTATCCTTAATCATGCGAGGTATAAGTTATGACTGAGATAATAGGTAGTGAATATATTCCTTTTTCGACGGGTCATTTAGATTTCTTTTTGCCTCTTCATAAATATGAAAACCTTGGAATTTATATCGGGCATTTGATGGCCAATCCGCAAACCCATATTAGGACGATTGTTAAGGGATTTGATATTTTGTCAATAAGTGCGGTGACAATTCATCATCCTGGTCTTGGTGAAGTTATCAGCATACCTTCAATCAAAGCGCTTGACTTTCCTTTATCATATATAAAAGAGACGAAAAAACTTTTATCAGAAATGTGTGAAGACCATTTTAAGTGCCATCGTTTACAAACGGCGATTCGTGTGGACGACAATGTCTCTTTAAATTGGATAAGAAAACTAGGATTTACAAATGAAGGTGTAATGAAAGATTGGCATAAAGGTCAAGACCATTACCTATTTGCAAGGATAAAAGAATGGCCACAGGAGCAATAGTCGCCGGTACTCTTTTGGCCGGTACAGTTTTATCGACGGTGGGGCAAATCAGAGCGGCACGGGCGAGAAGGCAGCAAGCGGAGGCGCAAGCTGCCCTAAAGCGTGAGCAAGGTGAAGAAATATTAAAACGTGCCGAGCTTAACGTAAGGGAAGTCGCACGTCAGGGACAGGTTTTAAAAGGTCGTCAGATTGGCGGTTTTGCGAAAGGTGGTGTTGAGCTTCGAGGATCGGCCATGACTGTTCTTGAAGACACGGCCATTAGGATTGCTCAAAAGCAAAGAAACATACGTTATCAAGCTGAGTGGGAAGCATCGAGATTAAACCGTGAAGCGGGTATTGAATCGGCCCTTGGTGTACAGCTTGAGAAAGCGGGTATGTATCAGGCGGGCGGTACTTTACTTGGCGGTTTAGGTAGTGCGGCGGCAGCGGGTGACCGATTCGGATTATTTGATGGTGGTTCCGGCGGCGGAGGAGGTAAAAATGCCTAGAATACCTACAGACACGAGTCCAGATTTACTAGGTAGGCCTTCCCGAGTGCAGGCACCTAAGCAAATTGATGTAGCGGCCGAAGCTTTTCAAGCGGTGGGGCAAGCGACCCAGCAAGTTGGTCGAGCAATGGAAGAGATAGGTGCTCGAAGACAGGCCTTTGAAGACCGACGATATATTTCAAATAAAAGAAATGAATTTAACAAGCAAATGAATCAGTTTGTTAAAGAAAATCGTAATACTCTTGATAATCAAGGCTACATTGGAAAGAAACATTGGGAAGAAGTTTATAACGATGAGGCGAATAGGTTAAAGAAACAACTTTTGAGTGATGCCCCTCGTGCGCGATTACAGCGTGAGGCGGGACTCCGTTTTGATAATCTTATTGCGGGTCAAACTGAAGTAGAGAAATCTTTTCGATTTAAGCACTCGACTCGAATGTTTTTTGAAGAGCAAGATCAACATTTTGCAGACATGGCGAATGATGCTTTTAATGATTCAGACATCCAATCCGTTTATGAAAATTTCCAGCAAAACGAAGCGGATCTTGATGGTTTCATGAGCGAAGAGATTTCCCCTATGACACCTCAAGAGCGTATTGACATGTCGGTTGGGGGAAGAAGAAAGGTAGCTGATTCTTATTTTCATGGACAACTAGATTCCCTTTCGGATCGTGGCCCTCAAACGATGTTGGGATTACAGCAATTAAAAGCTGAAATGTTATCGGCCATGGATCAAAAGACGCCGCCTGAAAGTGATGAGCAATTGGCGGCGAAGGAAATGTTTAAGGACTTTTCCCAAAAAGAGATGGCCAATTATATAAACCGACTTGATCGTATGATTGCAAGTACACAAGCGGTTAATGATAAAGTTGATAAGGAAAATCTGCAAGATATAAAATTCCAGCTTAGGGAAGGTCAAGCTGATAACTGGCAAGAAGGAGTCTCGGCAGGATTGCAGATTATTTCACGTATGGACATGACTCCGCGTGAGCGTCAACGGGAAGTTTCCGAATTATTTATGGGTGTGACGACCAACGAATTTCGTCGAAATTTGAATTTAATGTCTAATTCGGAGTTAATGAAGCAATACCCTACTGAAAAAGATTTTATGGAAGCTAAGAAAGGTGAAATGATTGAAAACACCAAAGAGCTTTATAAAAACTTTTTAGGTCAAGAAGTTGACTTTAAGTCTTTTGAAATGGCGAGAATGGTAGATCAACATTTAAGAGTATCCTATTCTCAAATGAAGGCCATGCAAAAGGACAGATTAGATAAACCGTATGATTCGGTTTTGCAGGAAAACCCGCAATTGGCGAGGATGGATGGCGAAACAAAGGGTCTTGCCGAGCTTTCTATGGAAGAGATTTTAGAAATCGCTCCGGCCAAACAAGATCTTATCCGTGATAAACTCCTTCCCATGCAGCGGGAAAATGGGGTGTTTCCTTCAAAAATGCAGGTCGCGGGCGAGCATGAGCTTGCTTCGTTTGGTGAAGCTTTACGATCAAGCGGTCTTGACGAGAAGGCCAAACCTGCTTTTATGGCCGATCTTTACGATAAGGTGGGAGCAAAATACGGCGAGTATGAAAAAGCGTTTTACATGGATGCCTTAACAAAGGGGCATATGAATCGCTTGCAATACTCAGTAGCAACAATGTCGAATAAGCAAGCACAAAAGTACGCGCTTCAATCTATTCAAGCGAACAAAGAATTAACTAAGTTATTTCAAAATGACCCACGCATGAAGGAGATTAACGAAGCGGTACTTGATCAATTAGAGACCTATACTCAGGCCATGAATCAAATGGGCCGAAATGGCGAGACGATTAGTTTAGTAAATGATTACTCAACTATAATCAAGTCCCACGCTATGCAAAGGGTACTTGAGGGAGTCGACGCTGCCGAAGCGGTCGAGGAAGGGGTTAACCTTTTCATCAACGGTAACTACAACGTCGTGGAAAATACGGTAGGAAGGCAGATTCCTATTCCACTTCAACATAATGGTGAGCCTATTAATCAAGCGGCCGTAGATCAATTTATTGATGCTTTTGAGCCATCTTTTGGTCAAGACGATCCATTCAAGAAATTATTCAATCAATTTAATGTCGTTGTACCCGCTGCCTTTGGTGATAGAGATAGGTGGGTGGAAGAGATGCAGGATAAAACAGACTGGCATGTTTCACCAAATGGTGACGGTCTTGTTTTGGGAATTAAACAACCTTTGGGACATGTTATTCCTATTCAGCATGAGGTAGACGGCAAAAGAGAAGAGTTAATTATCAAATGGAAAGATATGAGAAATGTGATGATTAACAACGATATTCCGACATTTTTGGAGGCGGCACCACCTCTAAGACCTTTACCACAAACGGATAGGGTCGGGGCACAACCTGGGATTAGACGATGACCATAAATATAGGGGGCACTCGTCTAGGTGACGAGGCTCAAGAGTACGATCAACTACAACCTACACCTACCTTGAGCGAGACGCTTAAGGCGGGTTATGAGTTAGGTTTGGATGATACCTTTGTAGGTTCTTTGGGGAAGCGTTCGGCCTTAATAGATGTAGAGGAAAGGACGAAGCACCTTCCAAAAATTGATCCAAAAGAGCTCAATCTTAGATTCCCTGATATGCCGGTTCCATTCGATAAACCTATGAATGAGCATACGGCCTCTTATCTCCATGATCGTTTTATGGAAAGGCAAAAGCTTCAATCTAAGATTGCCCGTGGTGTTGAGGGCAGTGGTTTTAGGAAAGCATTATCTTTTGGTGCGGGTATTGTCCCTTCGGCACTAGATCCGGTAGAATTCACCCTAGGTATAGTGGGTGGGTTGGGTATTCAAAAAGCTGCGCAAGCAATTTCGGCAGGCGTTAAGTCTTCCCGCGCTATAAATATTGCCAATAAATTCGCAAAAGGCCCTATTAAATCCGAGTTTGTTGGTGATTTGGCCGCAAACCTTGCTGCCGAGGGTTTGATCGTAAGTCAAAATAAAAAAGAAATGCGCGATTATACGGTTATGGACGGTTTCACCAATGCCGTCGCCGGTGCGACTATTTCCCTGGCCATCAAAGGTGTGTTCAAGGGAATGAAAAGATTGGGTGAAAAAATCTCTGAATCACCCATGAGCATGAAGAGAAAAATAGAAGTCGAGCTTGATGCAAAGACCGCTGCCGAAGCACATGCCACGGCAGTTAATCAAAAGCTTGCAGGGCAAGAGGTGAATGTTGATCCGATTGTCAGGCGTCACCAAATGCATATTGATGCCAGTCCTTATAAGTATGAATTTAGAAAAATGACGAGTGCCGAGGTACCAGACAAAACTTTCTATTATACAAGCAAAGGGGAAAGCATTGGTGACACAAAAACTTATCAAGTTGGTGAAGACTTTGGGGACGGAGTTTATTTTAGTGATAATCAAAATATTGCTAACGGCCGAGGGCGCTCATACCGTAGCGTAAAGTTTGACCAAAAGGTTGTTAACCTTATGGACGCAGATAAACCTTTACCAAAAGATATTCAGGGGAAAATCGAACGGCTTATCAAATCTGAAAACATGCCGAAGCGTCCCGGCCAATTTCAGGATGCTTTCACGCTCAGAGAAATTTACGATGGGATTAAGGAAAGCAATCCGCAAGATGCTCACAACCTTATTAATGGTGTTAACGATTACATACATGACAATCTCGGTTTTAAAGGCCTTCGTTATGTTAACGAGATTGACGTAAAAGAAAAACCCCAACCAACAAATGCAATCATGTTATTCGATAAAGAAGACATGCCAAAATTGCAAAAGTTGAGGAAGCATAAACACGTACCTTTAAATCACGAACAAAAAATAGCAGAGAGGAAGGCCCGTGCTCAATTGGATGAGTATACTCGACAGCTTGACGAAGAATATCGCGCCATCGTCAATGAGGGAATACGAGAAGATGTTTCGGCCGATTGGACTCAAAGAGGGTCTGATATTGATACTGAGTTCAAGGCAATGGAAAAACAAGGAACACTCTCGGCAGAGACAAAATCAGCACTCGAAGACCTATCAGATGAAATCAAGAAAGAAAAAACCTTACTCCAAGCGACCAAGGACATGATTGCTTGTAAACGCTCGGGGGGTAATTAATGGCCAATGATTGTTTAAAAGTAATTAAAGCTGCCTATGGTGATCAACTTAATCAAAAAGATATTCGTGAGCTTGTTAAGGAAATCCGTGAAGCTCATGCAGATA